GTAGAAACCCCTGCGGTGGAAGCTGCGCGCCCAACTGTTGCTGCACCAATCTATGCAAAGCCACGCATCCAAGTAACACCAGCTCTCTATGTTGAGAATACCGTTCGTGCGGCTCTCGGCGAAGAATCAGCTCGTCAATGGATCGCAGCTGCATCAGATACAGATACAACAAATGACGTTCCAGGTCTTGTACCAACACGTCAACTAAGCGAAATCATCAACCCAAAGTCAACTGGCGTACGTCCAACAATTGAAGCAATTTCATCCGGCGTTCTTCCAGATGCAGGTATGAAGTTCCAAATTCCACGTGTTAAGACTGCTCCAACTGTTGGAGAAGTTGCTGAAGGTGGAGCATTTGACGATACACAGGTAGAAATTGAATACCTAGATGTTGATGTAAAGAAGTTTGCAGGAATGCAGAAGTTCAGCGTTGAAGTTCTTGATCGCACTTCTCCAGCATTCTTTGCAGAGCTAACAGCACTTATGGCTGATGCTTATGCTAAAGCAACTAACAAGTATGCTAAAGAAGCAATCCAAGCTGTAGCAACTGTTGATGCAACAACCGTTACCCTTCCATGGGATGGCGATGAGCTTTCAGCATTTATCTCACGTGCTGCTTCTGACATCTACACAAACACTTTTGATTTCGCAACCGGAATCATTGCAAGCCCGACACAATGGGCAAACTTCATTGCTTTGAACGATACTGTAAAGCGTCCAATCCTTACTGCAATCCAGCCACAAAATGCAATGGGTACAGTAGGAGCTTCAAGCATCCGTGGCAACATCTTGGGTCTTGACCTATATGTTGATTACACAGAATCAGGCGATGGAGATGCTTCAGTAGTCGTTCTAAACCGCGACTCCTTCACATGGTATGAATCACCACGTCTACAGCTCCGTGCTGAAACTGTTGGTTCAGGCAAGATTGAAATTGGACTCTACGGCTATGGTGCATTAGCAACCAAGAAGCCAAAGGGTGCATTCCGTTTCAACAAGGCGTAATAGCCTAGTAGTTAGAGTTGCCCTGCCAGTTCAGCCCTGACTGGCAGGGTCAACATAGAGAGGAAACATGGCAGCCACATACGTCACAGAAGCAGAATTACGTACCGCATTAGGCATTGGTAATCTGTATTCTTCAGCCGTTGTTGAAGAAGTGTGTCAGGCTGCCGAAAACATTGTTAAATCTAAGCTCTGGTTTAATTCACAGAGCGTTTATGCTTTAGAAGCTACCGGTACAACCGGACGTATTTATATTTATGAAAACGTTGACCAATTCATAGTTGGCGACACAATTACTGTTGAAAATGTACGTCAACACTTTAACGGCAATCAAACAATCACCAAACAAGAAGATGATTGGATTGAGTTTGTCAATGCGCAGATAACAACACGCGCCTATCACATTATTGCGCCGTGGGGTCGTGTTTATGGCACACAGGCGGTAGATTACGCAACACTTCCAGAAGTAAACCAAGCGTCCTTGATGATTGCAGTAGATATATGGCAAGCACGTCAAGCATCAAATGCTGGCGGAATTTCACCTGACTTTCAGCCTTCGCCCTATCGCATGGGAAATACTTTAATGGCAAGAGTGCGAGGGTTATTAGCTGATCACATAGCTCCGGGCGGTCAAGTAGGGTGAGTGCTATTACAACCCTACGGGGAACAATCGCGACTGCGCTAAGTGACAATGCGACTTGGCAGGTCTTTAGTTTTCCCCCTGCAAGCCCATTGGCTAACTCAATTGTTATACAACCATCTGATCCGTACATAGTTCCGTCTAATGACCATTACAAGACCGTTAAACCTATGGTCAATTTCAAATTAGTTGTGCTTGCACCTATGTTTGATAATCAAGGTAATTTGATAAACATTGAAGATTTTTATTTGAACATCGTAAATAAGCTAGAAGCGTCATCCATTGCGTATACAATTGGGTCTTTTAGCGCACCAGCAGTCTTAACCGGAACGGCAGGCGATCTGTTATCCGGTGAAGTACAAATCAGCGTTCTGGTCAAAATCGGTCAGGTTGCGCCCGTGGTAGTAGCACCCAAACCAACCGCAAAGAAAGATGAGGAATAGTCCAAATGGCTGTTTTCTTGAATAACAAAGTCGGTTTGAAAATCAACAACGTTGATTTGTCAGACCACGTAACTTCTATCACCCTTAACCAGGCTTTTGATGAGCTTGAAGTTACTGCAATGGGTGATACCGCACACAAGTTTGTAAAGGGTCTAGAGTCAGCGACTTTGACCGTTTCCTTCTTGAATGACCAAGCAGCAGGAGAAGTTCTTGCAACTTTAAATTCTGCTTTTGGCACAACTGTTGCTTTCAAAGCAATCAACGACTCCGGTACAGCTGTTGGCTCAGCCAACCTTCTTGATCTATTGATCAACAACCTAACACCAATTAACGGTGGAGTAGGCGACTTGTCAACAATGGACATCACATTTACTGTAAACTCTGCGGTTACAGCCGCATCAACCGGCACGTTCTAATTTAGAAAAGGGGCAACATGGCAAGACTAAAGATTACTAGGGCAGATGGCACGGAGTCATCTCACGAGCTGACTCCAGCCATTGAATATGCTTTTGAGCAATATGCTAAGAAAGGCTTTTACAAGGCTTTCAGAGAAGATCAAAAGCAGTCAGACATCTACTGGCTTGCTTGGGAATGTTTGCGCAGGGCTGGCGCACCAGATGTCAAACTCTTTGGCGATGCGTTTCTTGAAACTCTAAAACAAGTAGAAGTTCTAGACGATAACCCAAATGGGTAACGCGTGATACCTGGACGTACCGAATAGCTGAGCTTTCAGTACATCTGGGTATTGCGCCTAGCGAGTTTATCAACATGGATAAGCCGTTATTAAACGCTATCTATGACGTACTAAAGAAACAGGCGGAAGAACAGAAAAATGCCAGTCGTAGTATCAGGCGTAATAGAGCTTAAAAAGGCTCTAAAGCAATTCTCGCCTGACCTATTGAAGGAAATGAACGCTGAAATCCGTGAAGCCTTAAAAGAAGTAACAGATGACGCTAAGGCTAAAGTTCCTGGTCGTGTGCCAGGTAATCTATATAACTGGCAAGACGATGGCAGGGAAGCCAAAAGCCGTACTACTAGAGCGCGTGCTTTCCCTAAATATAATCCGCTTATTATCCGCCGTGGCTTAACTTATAGCCTAGGCACAAGTAAGACCAATAGCCGTGGTTTTAAGGCTTTATATTCATTGCTTAATAAATCTGCTAGCGGTGCAATTGTTGAAACCGCTGGTCGTAAAAACCCTTACGGAAGCCGTGAAAGCCAATCTAATAACCCTGATGCCGGTCGTAGGTTTGTTGGTGCTATGAATGACGTTGGAGCATTAAAACAATACGATAAATTTGAACGTGGTCGTGGTCGCTTGCTTTATGCAGCTTATTCTGAAAATCAAGGTAAAGCACTTGATGCGGTTATGAAAGCCATTGACAAAGCTAAGATAAAGTTTAATAAGACTTCAAGAACACACAACGAAAGGGCATCAGCTTATGGCAATGTTGCCTAATATCCGTATTGACCTTGCGTCAACATTTGACGATAAAGGCTTTAAGAAGGCTTCTAAATCTTCTAGCTTATTAGGTCGTCAATTTAAGACATTGGGTCTGCAACTTGCAGCAGCTATGTCTGTGCGTTCTATTATCCGCTTTTCACAAACCGCAGTTAAAGAGTTTGCAGCAGATCAAGAAGCAGCACTTAAACTGGCAAAAACCTTTGACAATTTAGGCTTATCTTTCCAAGGTGCTATTGCTAATGACGTAATAGACCGCATGCAGATGACATCTAGAGTTAGCGATGATGAGTTGCGTCCAGCATTATCAACTCTAGCAAGAGCAACATTAGATTTAGGAAAAGCACAGGAACTTCTCAATGTTGCGTTAGATGTTTCAGCCGGCACAGGTCAAAGCGTTGAATCGGTCGCCTCAGCATTAAGCAAAGCATATTTAGGTAATGCTTCAAGCATAGCCAGAATGAATATCGGAATTGGTAAAGCAGAAGCCAAAACTATTAGTTTTGATAAAGTCATGGAACGGCTCACTTCACGTTTCCAAGGTCAAGCAGCGTTAGCCGCCGATACTTATGCTGGCAAGATGCGTTTGCTATC